ATCTTCTGCGATGTTATGTCCAATTCTTCGTCTAAGTATTCCATTAAACTTTTCCTTATCAAACTGTAAAAATGGTTTGTATTTTCTTATCAGTCTTGATATATCTGGCCACATAATGTCATTGATGAGATCTGTGTCAAAGTGTATTAGAAAGGGATTAATCTTTTCTAATATAACTAAAGTTTCCAGTGTTATCGTTTTTCTAAGAAATGCTTTAATTATATATGGATGCTGTGCTTTTGTGATTTTAAAAGCATCGTCAAATTGTTTGTTATCTGTTTCTAAATCCTCAAGTAATTTATCCAAATCATTAGTAAAAATATAAGTTAAACTTTCGACTCGCTTCTTCCATTCGGCATATCGCTCACTTGCCTCGGAATCAAATAGTCCGCCCCAACGATCTCCTGATGTAAAATTAGCAACTAGGAAATTAGCAACTTCTTCATCTGTATATGTTTTGGATACCTTTTTAATTGAATATAAATCTTTACGTTTTGCGAAAGCTTGTCGGCTAGCTCTTACTTTACCTCTTTGAGCTATAACATCATAATTGTCGGTAGTAAAATGTAACTTCAAAGCTATATACATTTTATACACTGAGTATTCATCCATAGTCACAGGGGTAATTTCCCTCTCTTTTTAAAATAGTTGCCGTCTTCTGCTTCTATTTGTACTTTGTCTTTTAAAGATTGGTTTATTAATTTGGAAATAGATTCAATGTCTATATCTACTTCTTCGCAATATTGAATTATTGCTTCCATATAACTAATATCCTGTGCCGCAACTCTTCCCTCAATGTAAAGTGAAAATTCGTTAGGGGATCTAAACTTTTTAGTTATGATTAAACTATCTGTTAAAATGTATTGTAATTCTTCGCTCATACCTTTTCCTGGAATAATACGTCATCCATAAAATTCATGAACGTATCTCTATCCACACCAAAATTGACCATCATTGCTGGTGTGTGAGGATTCTTTTTCTGAAACCTACAATAATGATTGTGCTCCTCGGAATAATCTTTATTCGCATAGGGCACTCCTACATTATATAGATAAAAGTTTAAGTTGTCAATAACATTATTTTTAAGTTGATCTAATTCTTCTTGGGTTTGTATATTGCCTGCAGCCAGCATATTCGGACTAAAAATTTGTAATGCCCAATCTGGTAATTGTCTAGGCTTAGTCCAATTTAGTTTAGACATTTTAGTCTGGTACCATTCATATAAAAATGAATCGCCGACTTTAGAAAAATCATGAAATGCCCCAGTAATTTTACTTTGACCACAAACTATGTCGAATCCAAATATAGGATCAGGGCAATTATAATGGGGGAAGATACACATATGCATAACCCACATCTTTTTAGTTGCAGATGCGTCTACAATTTCTATATGAGCTCTTCTAAACTTTTTGTCAGTCCAGACATAATTACTCCAGGAAAAGTCCACATCAGTATGTGAATATTTAGGATTAATTTCTTCTGTACTATATAATTTAAATTTATCTATAAGTTCTGTGGCAAATGCTTGTGCTTGCGGGAACATTTCAATCATTATATTCTTTTACCATTTCAATGTTATGTTTAAAGGCTATAATAGCTTCATCTGCTAAAGACACATCTAATTTAGATCTTACTGCTTTAATAAGTGAAGGAATATCTTCAAATTTATACATATGCCCATTACCTGGAGTTAACTTAGCTAGTTGTTGTCCTCCGAACATATCACCCATGTGTCTAACATATACATGAGCCAATAACTTCTTAGGATCATCTTTAATATTATCTAAGTATTGTAGATATTTTAGAGTAGATGGTCTAATATTAAAAACAGTAGTTGTAAGATCTTCGCATAGCTCAGCCCAATCTTTTTGTGCTAATTTTGCTCTTTTAATATCTTCCATGTCGTCAAATATATTATGCTTGGAAGCTAATATTTCCATTAGACCATATACATGAAATAGTTGATAAACATAATCTGTATATTTACCTTTATCTACATTGCCGGCAAATATGGATTTTATAAATGGCTGAGATTCTGCTTCTGCGTGAACCTCAGCTGTCAATTCTTTTAATGTGCTCAATTTGTTTTCCTTGAATTCGCTCCAGTACCGATATATGGCCTATGATCCCATTTATAGTCACGGTAATTACCATGTTTATTTACATAATGTAAAAATGCTTGTGTTTGCCTCTGACCTTTATATTCGTCACGCCAATGATTTAAAGTATCACCCTTATACACAATAAGGTCACCTGGCCATAAATTAATTGCTTTTTTCTCACCAGTCAAAGTTTCAAACCAAATTTCCCAAGGATCCTCATCTATTGAAACATTCATAGTTGTTGAGTATTCACAACTTGGTCTATCTTTATGTATGGCCATTGTTGCACCATTATAGTAAATCCTCGCATACGTGTATGTAGGGTATAATTTCTTGCCTGTAATTTCTTCCATTAAAGGTTGAAGTTGAATAGATAATGCTTCAAAGGGTAGAGCAGCATAATAAGAAAAACTATTAGGTATTTGAGAATCATTAAATGCAAATTTATTATCTTCACTTTGTCCATTTGCCATGTATTGCAATTTTCGCATTAGCTCAAATTCTAAATCTAAATGTACTAGTTGCGATTCGGGAAGTACACCTCGTACGACCTGATATAAGTCTGTAGCAAAATTTGCTTCATCCGTTACTGCCAATTCACCTAGACCATTTACATCTGCAAAGACAAATTTATCATCTAGTTTAGTTTTTGTTTCCATAACATTATCCTGAAATTTATTGTTGGCTTTTAAGGATATGCCAACAAACCTTTGGATATTAGAATCCGCGTGTATATGCAATACCAACAACCTTTTGGTTGCTATCACCCTTAACACGGTCATACTTAGCAGTAATAGTATCATCTTTGCTTAAAGCATAAGATAATGCATAGCGTGCTGTTTGAGTTTGATCATTGTTCTGTGAGCTATCAAAAGCTGAACGGAAACGATAACCAAATTTAGCTGTTACGCCAGAAAGACCTGGAACTGCTGCAGCAATACCTGGTTCAACTGAATAATATGTGAAGTCTGTAGTATTAGAATACTTTTGACCTACTGCTGTGCGAGCATACAATCCAACAGGACCGTTAACTGTTGCGCCTGCTTCTAAGCGTGTGCTCAAAGCATTTGTGCCTTCTGTCTGTGCATTTTGAAAAGCCACATCGCCAGCGAAGCTGCCGAAGTCTTTCTTAATGCCTAAAACATATTGCTGTTGAGCAGCTGCACCTGCGTTGTTGATATGTTGACCTTCCAAGGTAACAGTATCTCCTGCATATGCAAAACCGCTTAATGCAACTAATGTTGCAATTGCTAACTTTTTCATAAAACTCCTTTTTTAAATTTAAAAAGGTTGGTTATTCTGTTACGAGGAAACCAACCGAAACCCTAAGCAGTGTTTAGGCTGCTAATGCGAACTGTTCGTCGTTTGCGTTTACGTTGTTTTAGTTTTAACATCTACTCTGATGTGCTGTCCACTCTGTTACTCTTTGCCCTGTCGAATCTAGGTCAGGCCCATCAGAAGTATAATCACGTTTCTTATGTCTCTATATGCTATGGGCATATCGATTATACTTTTGGTGGACCTGGGGGGATTCGCACCCCCGTCCAGAACACTTTTCTCTTTGCTTCATACAGCAATAAATTATTTGCCTTGCCCTCTGTACTTTTTAAAACCATTTCTTCTGGTTTTATTCATAGTACTCGTTTTAGGTCTACTGCCACCCTGACAGGTGCGTTTACTAACAACGTGACCTTTTGTATTTCTACCTGATGCCATAATCCAACTCCTTATATTATATATGAACTACTAACAAAAATCAAGACATTAGTTGTTCATTAATTCTTTTATAGAATCAACAACAATACTATTATCCATTTTATTCAATATGTCTAATGAGTAGTATGTTAGTGTTGGTGCTGTTGCACGATATTTCCAAACTGTTAATACTACTGCATCTTGGGATCCTACAGTTTCTTTGATACTATCATATCTGGCAAATTCCAGTTCAACCTTTTCCGCATCAGGCAATTGTCTTAGATCGGATAATAAAGATGTAAGATTATCATTGGTTGGCACTGTCGGCATTGGAAATGCTTTTATTCGCATACCCACACCCGTTTTAGGATCCACATAATATGTCGGGGGTGATCCTAAATTTTCTTTTTCAGTAGAATATCCCCCATAACCACCTTGATCGCAATTATCACAATACTTACAATAAACTACACCGTTTGAGATTTGGTCGCCAAAATCCAAAGTCTTTGGTATTTTTGTAATATATTGATTATTGAGTATAATACGAACGTCCCGTTCGTTTCCCTGACGATTAAATTTTATATCGATGGCTACTATATCA